TGGAGGTGTTTACAAAGGTGGTGCTATACAAAAGAAAGCCAGAGGTGGTATGATAGATTATCGTAAGACAGGAATGTTCTACGGTGGTATGCCAAAGAAGAAATAATGGCAGGGGTAAAAAGAAAAAATCCAGATGTTATGAAGGGCATCACTATTAAGAGTGGTCTTAAACGTCCTACTAACAAAGGAGCAGGGTTAACACAAAGAGCAGTAGATAAAATTAACAGAAGAACTGGTGGTAACTTAAAGACAGCCGTTACAGGTAAAGTAAAGCCCGGAAGTAAAGCAGCTAAAAGAAGAAAGTCTTACTGTGCGAGAAGTGCAGGACAAATGAAACAATTTCCTAACGCAGCAAAGAATCCAAACAGTAGACTGCGACAGGCAAGAAGAAGGTGGAAGTGTTAATATGGCTAGACAACTAACAGAAAAACAACAGAAGCTACTCAACGTGCTTTTTGACGAAGCAGGTGGAGATGTAGTGATGGCTAAAAAACTTGCAGGGTACGCTGAAACATCTAGCACTACAGATGTAGTGAAGGGTATCAAAGAAGAAATACTTGAAGCTACACAAGAGTATATGGCAAGAAATGCTCCACGAGCTGCTGTTGCTATTGCAGGAGGACTGCTTGATCCTACAGAGCTAGGAATACGTGACAAACTGTCTGCAGCAAAAGAACTACTTGATAGAACAGGACTTGTGAAAACAGAAAAGATGCAGGTGGAAGCATCTGGTGGTGTTATGCTTATGCCACCTAAAGAATCGAGCAATGACTAGATCAATAGGGCAATGGAAACTACCACAGCCTACAGACTTAAAAGAAGAAAAAGAGTGGGCAACAATACCAAGAATAGCAAGAACAATACCTTTTGGCTATGTGGTAGACGAACACGACCCTGATGTGCTACAACCAGTAAAAGTAGAACTGGACTTACTAGAAAAAGCACGAGAGTACATTAAACAGTATTCCTACAGAGAGGTAGCAAATTGGCTAACAAAAAACAGTGGCAGAGAAATATCTCACGTAGGACTAATGAAACGATTAAAGAATGAGCGACAACGTAAGAACAAAGCTACAAGCCTACGCAGATGGGCAGAGTATGCCGAAAAAGCGATACACAAAGCCAAGGAGATCGAAGAAAGCCGTACAGGAGCAACCACCGAAGCCTGAAATAAAAGAGACTGTTATAGAAGCCCTACCGATAGAGGAGTCACGTAATGTTATCTTTCAGCCGAATAAAGGACCTCAAACATCGTTTCTGGCAGCAGGTGAAAGAGAAGTTCTATATGGTGGATCAGCAGGAGGTGGCAAATCCTACGCAATGCTTGCAGACCCTTTACGTTATATGGGACATCCTGCATTTAGTGGCTTGCTCTTGCGTCACACCACTGAAGAACTACGAGAGCTTATATTTAAAAGCCAAGAACTGTACCCAAAAATCTGGAAGGGTATCAAGTGGTCAGAACGAAAAATGCAGTGGGTTGCTCCGTCAGGGGCGAGACTGTGGATGTCTTACCTCGACAGAGATGACGATGTTCTACGGTATCAGGGACTAGCGTTTAGTTGGATAGGCTTTGACGAACTTACACAGTGGGCTACACCGTTTGCTTGGAACTACATGAGATCACGTTTACGCTCTACATCATCTGATCTGCCAGTGTATATGAGAGCAACAACGAACCCCGGAGGACGAGGGCATCATTGGGTTAAGAAGATGTTCATTGATCCTGCAGCATACAACAAGGCATTTAATGCAACAGACATTGAAACAGGAGAAGACCTCAAATATCCTGCAGGACACCAAAAAGCAGGACAGCCTTTATTTAAACGTAGGTTTATACCTGCACGACTTACAGACAACCCTTATCTTTCAGAGCAGGGCGATTATGAAGCAATGCTTCTATCCCTTCCTGAACAGCAAAGAAGACAATTACTGGAAGGTGATTGGGATATTAAAGAAGGAGCAGCTTTCACCGAGTTTGATCGCAAGCTACATGTGGTTGAGCCTTTCCATATACCTAATAATTGGGTTAAGTTTAGGGCATGTGACTATGGGTATGGAAGTTATTCTGCCGTTGTCTGGTTTGCTGTTAGCCCATCTGAACAACTTGTAGTGTATAGAGAGTTGTACGTATCAAAAGTGTTGGCTACCGACTTAGCTGATATGATACTTGAAGCAGAAGCAGAAGACGGTAATATTAAGTACGGAGTGTTGGATAGTTCTCTCTGGCACAAACGTGGAGACACAGGACCTAGTTTAGCAGAACAAATGACTATGAAGGGATGCCGATTTAGACCTTCAGATAGAAGTCGAGGAAGTAGAGTATCAGGTAAGAATGAGATACATAGAAGGTTACAGATTGATGAATTTACAGAAGAGCCGAGGTTGGTTTTCTTTAGCTCATGTACTAACATCATTTCGCAACTCCCTGCTATACCACTGGACAAAAAAAATCCAGAAGATATAGACACTCATTCAGAAGATCACTTGTATGATGCATTAAGATATGGTATAATGTCAAGACCACGTTTTAGTATATTTGACTATGACCCTAATATGAAAGCACAGAACTCTATGCCTGTAGCAGACGCAACATTTGGATATTAATATGGCTGAAGATAAAATAGACGAAGAAGTATTTATGGATGACTCTTCTATTGCGATAGAAGACACAGAGAATGGAAGCGAAGATGCTTCTAAAAGTGGCAACATAATCCCCTTTATTATGGAACGCTACAAGAAAGCAGATGACTACCGAGAGCAGGACGAGCAGAGATGGCTACGAGCTTATAGAAACTACAGAGGACTGTATGGTTCAGATGTGCAGTTTACAGAAGCAGAGAAGTCAAGAGTATTTATTAAAGTAACAAAGACTAAAACATTGGCTGCGTATGGTCAAATTGTTGACGTATTGTTTGCTAATAATAAGTTTCCACTTACCGTAGATCCTACAGAGCTACCAGACGGAGTAGTTGCTGACGTAAGCTTTGATCCAAAAGAACCAGAGAATATTAGAGAAAGACTCGATGACTTAGAAAGTCCCTATGGCTTTGCAGGGGACGGTAAAGACTTACCTGCAGGAGCTACTAAAGAAAGCCTATCAGAAAAACTAGGACCTCTAGAAGGCAAATTTGATGATGTAGATAATCTACGAGAGGGTGTGGGCAAAACACCTACGGCTGTTACATTTAGCCCTGCCATGATTGCTGCAAAGAATATGCAGAAGCAGATACACGATCAGCTAGAAGAGTCCAACGCAAATAAACATTTACGAAGCACAGCCTTTGAGATGGCTCTGTTTGGTACAGGTGTAATGAAAGGACCTTTTGCTGTAGACAAAGAATATCCTAACTGGAGTCCTGACGGAGAATACTCCCCTCTATTTAAAACTGTACCACAAGTTTCACATGTGTCAGTATGGAACTTCTTTCCTGATCCAGATGCAAACAACATGGATGAAGCACAGTATGTGATAGAGAGACACAAGATGTCACGATCACAGCTACGCAGTTTAAAGAAGCGACCTCACTTTAGAAGCAACATAATTGATGAAGCTATCATGTTAGGGGAAAACTACAACAAAGAATATTGGGAAGATGATTTATCAGACTATTCTCCTGAACACTCTATAGCACGATATGAAGTGCTAGAGTATTGGGGCATGGTAGATACAGACATGCTCAAAGAACAGCAGGTAGAAATACCTGAAGAGCTAACAGACTATGACGAGATACAAGCGAACATATGGGTTTGTAATGGTAAAATATTACGAATGGTATTAAATCCATTTAAACCTGCAAAGATACCTTACATGGCTGCACCCTACGAACTTAATCCATACAGCTTCTTTGGTGTGGGTATTGCAGAGAACATGGACGATACACAGACATTGATGAACGGTTTCATGCGTATGGCTGTGGACAATGCTGTAATGTCAGGTAATCTGCTTATAGAGATAGATGAAACTAACTTAGTTCCCGGACAGGACTTGAGTGTATATCCCGGAAAAATATTCAGAAGACAAGGTGGCGCACCCGGACAAGCTATTTTTGGCACAAAGTTTCCAAACGTAGCCAACGAGAATATGCAACTGTTTGACAAAGCCAGAGTGCTTGCAGATGAAAGCACAGGACTGCCAAGCTTTGCTCATGGACAAACTGGTGTTATGGGTGTAGGACGTACAGCGTCAGGTATATCCATGCTGATGAACGCAGCAAGTGGTGGCATCAAGAATGTTATAAAGAACGTAGACGATTATCTGTTAAGACCTCTAGGTGAAGGACTGTTTAGATTTAATATGCAGTTTAACTTTGACAACAAAATGTTAAAGGGTGATCTAGAAGTAAAAGCTCGTGGCACAGAAAGCTTGATGGCAAACGAAGTGCGTAGCCAAAGATTGATGTCATTCCTACAAGTGGCAAGCAATCAGTCTCTTGCACCGTTTGCAAAGTTTCAATACGTAATACGAGAGATAGCAAAGTCACTGGACTTAGATCCAGAGAAAGTAACCAACAACATGGACGAAGCTGCACTGCAAGCAGAGATCATGAAAAAATTCCAACAGCAACAACCTCCACAACAGCCGACACCTCCTGCAGGAGCAAATGCTCAAGATCCAACTGGAGCAGGTGGTGCGACTATAGGAACAGGGCAAGCACCGTTGCCACAAGAACAAGGATTTACAGGAAATGAACAACAACCTCAACAGCCAAACCAACAACCTACAGGACAAGCTCCTCAACAAAATGAAGCCTTTGGTGAACAACAAGGACCAATGGGACAGCTTCAGTGATTACATTAATTACTTAATAGCACAGAACCACGCTATTATGGAACAGACAAATGATTTAGTTATACTGCATAGATCGCAGGGAGCTATTCTAATGTTAAGACGATTGCGTCAATTAAGAGATGTGGTCAACAACGCAGGAAAGTAAATGGGAAATCCTTTTTTTCGCAGTCTCCTAAAAGGAACAAAAATTAAAGTTGATCCTACAAAGATTGTACAGGGTAAGCTTGATAAATTAGTTGACAGTGCAAAAGAAATACCTGTTAAAAAGGAAGCTAATATACCTGTGTTTCCAAAACCAGAGAGAATGTTTCCAGAGGATGCTAGACCAAAGGGAGGAGACTATTTAAACCCTATTACAAAAGAGTCTTTAACTGGTAGAAATGTATCCTCTGCCAATATAAAAGTAACTTCAGAGGGCAAACCTTCTTTTAAAATATCGGATGATAATGTGGACAACGTAGGTTCTACAGACAAAGGTAGTTCAAAAATAAGGGTAAATCTGTTTAAAAAGAAAGCAGGTTGGAAGTGGCAAGATGCCCCAGAAGGTTATGAAGATGCACCTACGTTAGTTTCTGTAGAGCATAAGGGCAAACATTTTTATACTTTAGAAACAGATTTTGATAAAGGTGTTAATTTATCTAGGTATCCAGATAAAAAAAGTGAGCCTAGATTGCGTCCTACAGTTACAGGTAAAATAGAATTAGGCTCACAAGTAGGTACTATATCGGTTCGTGGTAAAGAACATCCTGTGTATGGAAAAATTAAAACTTATGATACAGGTGGTCTTGCAGTAAGTGACTTAGAAGAGTTTGCAAGTAAGCTCATAGGTAGACAGGGAGAGCCTTTAATATTAGATGAGAATGTAGGAAAAGATACAGGAGAAGTTACAAAAGTAGGCAGACCAAAGAAGAGAACGTCTGAAGGTGAAACAGTATCTGAAAAGTCTACAACAATAGAGATAGATGGCAAGCATTATAATCTACCTACTATATATGGCAATAAAAAATATTCAGACTTTGTTTTGAAGAGAGCTTTAATTGAAGGTGTAATAAAAGAAACGAGTGTACACGACTCTAGGGAGGAAGCAGAAGAAGCTGCCGAAAGAAGAAGCAAGGGTTTAAACCAAGGAGGAACTATGCTAGGACAACAAACAGAAATGGCTTTTATGAACGAAGGTGGCATGAAAGACGATGGTGGCAAAACAGAGCCAACGTCAGGTAACAAAGTTCCTTCTGGATCACTTGAAGAAGAAGTAGCAGATGATATACCTGCAATGTTAAGCGAAGGAGAGTTTGTGTTCCCTGCAGACGTTGTGCGATACATTGGTCTTGGAACACTGATGAAGATGCGTCAAGATGCCAAGCAAGGTTTAAAGATGATGGAAAAGATGGGACAGCTTGGCAACCCAGAGGAAGCTGAAATACCAGACGATGTTCCATTCGGCATGGCAGACTTAGTTGTTATATCAGGTGAGATGGAAGATAAAGAAAAGAAAGCTGAAGGTGGTGCAGTAGGATTAGCAAACGGTGGCAGTTTACTTGATGACCCAAGATTTCAGACAGGTGATTCAGGACAAGACCCAACTGTGTACACACCAGAAGAAGAACAAGAAATAAAGGGTGCATTAGATGAGCCAATGCAACCATCAGACATACAGATTAAAAAAGTTATAAACCCAGATGATCCTAATGACTTTATGATGTGGTCATTTGATAAAGAAGGTAATCCTTTGTACCCAATACCTGATGGTTATGTTGTAGACGATACACCTGTAGAAGATTCGTACTCTAACACTATTTCAAGAAGAGGAGATCCAAGAGACACAGACTCCTCTGGTGACAGTTCTCCTGCCCCAGACGGCATGGGTTCAGGAATAACCCTGCCTAAAGAAAGTGATTTTGTTGATAGTGACCAATATAAAGAGGGGCAATATGCTCTGTACAGTAGAGGTAAACCTATAAGGCTACAGGAAACCACACTTAATAATTTATCTATGGAGTATGATAAGCTTAAAAAACTAGATGGTATG